CGAAGAACTGCCACTGGTGAAACCTGTGGCCCTTGCGGAGTCTTTAAAGAACAGACTCATAACGAAAGGACCACCATTCCGAATGACTCTATTAAGAAATCATTGGAAGTTTTTACACACAGTTTTAAGAAGGCATCCGGCCTTTGAATTGATTGGACGACCCGTAGATACGGAATATGTGCTAAACCGTATGGGTAGAAATCTAGGAGACGATGAACATTATCTCTCAGGTGACTACGAAGGCGCGACAAACAATTTAAAAAGCTGGGTCTCGGAGGAAATAGCTGATGAGCTAGCCCTCCTACTTGGTTTCGGGGAGACAGAACGGGAGTTATTTTTAGACAGTCTAACACGTCATATATTCTTTAACGAACAGGGTGAGCCTGTAATGCAGGGTACTGGACAGCTGATGGGTTCAATCACCAGCTTTCCTATACTGTGCATTGCAAACGCTTCGTTGTGCCGTTGGGCACACGAAGTAGCTACTAACCGATTATGGACGTTAAAGGACATGCCGTTAATGATTAACGGGGATGACTGTGCTATGAGAGGGCCACCAAGGCTCTATCAATACTGGAAACAAATAACAACCTACTGTGGGCTAAAGGAATCTTTGGGCAAGACCTATTGGTCTAAAGATTTCGTCGATATTAATTCAACTAGTTTTCAAAGAGTTGATGAATACGATCTAGCCTGCCAGCGCAAAGATGGCACCACAGTTCTAAGAACCTGTCCGTTTCGTTTAACAAATTATGTCAACGCAGGGTTACTCACGGGAAAAAAAAGATCCGGTGGTAACATAAATCTCAACGATTTAATAAGCGAGGACAGTAATTTGTCGGCACGTGCGTATGAATTACTACGTTTAGCACCGAAGCAAATTCACGGAAAGGTAATGAAGGCATTTATTCAACAGCACAAGGGTGTACTGGATAAAATGCGACTTCCATGGTACATACCCCGATGGTTAGGGGGTGTCGGTCTACCCACAGGAGAGTGGGGGACCTATAGCGAACTCGACGCTCGACAGGCAGCAGTAATTTTACTGAACTGGCAGCAAGCGAGACCTATACAATTAGATAGGCAAGAGGCCTCATGGAAGACGTGGATGATTGCGGAGGGTCTGGTACCGGAACCTTTCTATAAGCCCAATAAGGATATCTCAACAGAGAAGTATAATAATACCATAGCAACTATGTGTATAAATTTGCTATTTGATAGCAACTACTCTCTGGAGAAGATCTTCGAACTAGCCGATAGCTTTGATAATAATAAAGCTATTAAGCACAATGAACGGCTGTGGAAAATTAAGAAAGGTGCACTTCCGGAACCACTGCCTGAAGAAAAAATAAAATTTCAGGCAAGGTATGCGAATTGGGAATGGGGGATAATGTAACTATAACTAAAGGGTTACTATCTCTAACTATATCTAATATGAATGCTATGTAGGATCTAAAGTATCCTATCGGTGACTATCAGCTCAGCTGAATAGTCAGGTCGACAGGCTCACGGAGTGATACACCGCACTAAATTTCAGAAGTCTGATCCAAGACGATATAAAGAAGGCTTTCGGCCTCTGACCTTATATCTCGAAGATCAGTGCATTCTGTAATCTAGTGAACGGGTTCT